AATTTGCCGCTCAAAAACTTCAGGAATAAGCCCATATTTTAGGGCTTTTTGGCGTGCAACTTCCCGATAATCAGTGGACATCGCTTTAACGGAAATCGGTTGCAAACATGAGCCTAGTGCCCACAGCAACGTCGGCAGGACCAGGAAGGGCTTGGATAAACTCAGCACCTTCCCGATTGAACCTGTACCGAGCTTGCTCGGGGTTTCGGTAATTCGGAACATAAAGATGGAGGGCTAGTCGATCCGTCTCGTATAAATAAATTGCCGTCCAGGTTTTCAGCGTGTCTGCAAAATCAGAAGTTGCAATCGTACGATCAACGTCGCCAGCAATGCTCTCAATACGATTACGAGGGACGGTATTATTATTCACGCTGCCAGTCATGTCAGTGCGTTTTTCAGCCTCATCGCACCGACCGATCTGTTCGACAATCTTTGAATACCAGAACGAATCTTGGATATTGTTGACAGCTTCCTCAAGTCGCGCTTGATCACCAGCGGGGACAGAAGTCAGGTTATACCCCAGGTGCCAGCGGACTTTTGATTTGAGAAAGGTGTCTAGTTGCATTACTCAGAAGAATGCGTTATTAGGTGTAGCACGTCTAGTTACACCCAATAACACAGTAGCACGCGCAAATTATCATTCGACGCGGACTAAATTCTCCTTAAAAATCTCATCCCAATCAACTCGTTTGATGCTCTTAAGTTGATCAAGGCGTTGGAATTTTTCGCCAGGCATCGAAGTCTGTAGATCTTTGATGTCGCGGGCAGTCTTCAGGCCGACACCAGGGAGTGCATCAGCGATCTGCCTGGCGCTAGCTGTATTGATGTTAATGCGTACATCAACAGGAAATGTTTCACGGGTAGTCGGCTTGGCTGGTTTAACACCTTCCGACTCAAGCTGAGCCGTCAAACGCTCCTCTGTTCGGATTTTCTCATTGGTCGCTTCTAGGTGTGGCTCTAGATTCGATTCTTCGACATAAATGACTTCATCCTGTGCATCTACACACATCAGAATGCCGTCACCATGTTTTGAAACGACTTCAACCAGACCGCCAGTCAGCTTGTATTGATACAGCATAAATGCAGTTTTTCAGTCTCCGCTTAGCTTAACAAACTCAATCCCATAAAAAAAGCGGGCCCGAAGACCCGCTCATTTATCCGTAGCTCTAGATCAGCTATCAGTACCACCCACCTGGGAGGCGAAATCAACGAAGCCCTGGATATCATTCCAAGACACGGCAGCGGCAGGACGCAGGTAGTTCACGCGGCACAGGATGTAACCGGCTTTACCAGCATCATAATCATCTTGACTGATGAACACACCATCGCCATCAACGGTAGTGGAGGTCACGCCGTTGACGTTGAACACCTTGAAGGTGGTGTCAGCAGTGACGCGATAGAACATCGCGTTGGCAAAGTCTGCCGCCACGATGCCACCGGTTGTTACGCTAGTGGTGAAGGGCAGATCGCCAACGGTGGTGTCACTCAGGCCCTGAGCAAACAGGCTGCTGGTAGCACTCACGATGGCGCTAGCACAGGCAAGACCGTTGGCTTGAGTCGAAGGCACACCGAAAGGAGCGCCAGCGTTATTAGGACCGAGGAGCAGACCTTCGGTGGAAGTACCGCCGATGTTAGCGGTTACAGGGGAGGCAGGGAAGCCAGCGAGGCCGCCAGCAGGAAGATCCTGGGCGATAGCGATCGAAGCGCCGTAGATATAGGCGGGACGAGCAGCGCTGGCCTGCACCACGAGGGAGGTGCGATTATCACGCACGCGATCATCAGGGCGACGATCAGGCGAAGGGATGGTGATATCGAAGCTCTTGTAGGAAGCCTTATCGGCAGCCAGGTTGCTGATCTTCACATAGCCGATCAGCTCATAAGCTTCAACACCAGGCCAACCGTACACACCTTCGGTGTTATACGAGGAGAGACGGTTGATTTGATTACCGGGTTGCAGAATTGCACCGGCTTCTTCTTTGTAAGTAGCCATTGTTAGTTACCTCCTATCCTCAAACGATGGTGAAGGCGGCAGTCACGAAATCCTTATTCAGGTTCGCGAAACCGGCGTACAGTTGCCAAATCAGAATGATGAAGCGACTGAAATCGTCGTTGTTGTTGATCAGAACTTGAGCGTTCGGACCGCCGATGCCCACGCCAACGGCCTGAGGGCCGAAGAACAGAGCAGGAGGAGTATCATGGGAAACGGCACCAGCACCATCGCCAGTATCGACGGTAATGCTCTTGCCAGCAAAGTTGGTGGACTCGAAGAAACGTCGTCATGTTATCCCATGGGCTCTTTATCCCATGGATCCGCCGGTTGACAAATTCGGCCCGGCGGGCCAGACTATATCTTGTTCCTTTTGCCTTTAGAAAGACAAGGTAGGAACCAGGGCACTCGTGGATTCGTTACTGTCCGTTCTGGACTCGGAATCTAGTCGTTGAACCTTCTACCCATCCCTGGGCAGCTTGGCTGCTGATTAGCTCACCAATAACTTTTTAAACCGTCACGCTTACCATTACCGATTACGTTGTGGTGTTATTGGCTCCGAATGAGCTTTCCAGCAATTCACCCTGTTCTTGTTACTGATTACGCAGCAACGGGGCAAGTTTCTTTTACCCCTTCAAAAACGAAGCCGGACGGCATCACAGGTTCCCCTGCAATAAATTGAGCCTGACCATACTGACCGCCACCATAGATGGCAGCGTTAGGCGCCATAGAACCCATCAGAGGATTCGGCTGCCCCATGCCAGGATAGCGAGCAACTTCGCGGAAACCTTGATCGGCACGCAGATCCTTCATGAAGGAGGGATCTGCAATACAACGGTAGTAGCCGTCAGCGAAGACGGGCACGTTGCGTTTGCGGAGTTGTTTAACAACTTCAAGGAGGTCAGTCTTGACGTTGAACTTGTAACGCTCAGAAGCGTATTCAGTAGCGGTGTAGGCAGTCAGAGTGGTGGAACCAGTCTTAACTTTGCCGTTAGGGTAGTAGTAACCACCCTGGGTATCCGAAGCGGCACCGCGAGCTTCAGATTTGGCAAATTCGTCGAGAAAAACTCGATCGCGCCAGCGTCGGTAATCATCAAGCAGGGTTAGAGAACCGATGCTTTGATGGAACATATTGAGGTTACCAGTGTCTAAAAGAAGACGCTGGGCCGTCATCAGGGTCTCCCGCAATTTGTTATCTCAAGGGCTCTTTATCCCTTGATTCTTACAGTTTGCTATCCTGCAAGTTCAGACTATATCATCAACCTAAGAAGGTTGCTCCGCGCTCGTGGGGCTCTTTCCTTGCTTTACTCGGCAGTGGGAAAGATCGACCTTGTAAGACATACAATCAGGAATATAAGGAGCAATCATCGGCAAAAACTCACGCAAGTTTCTTTTGCCGATCGTTAGCGTGGTTCGCTTGTTCTTGCTTCTCTTCGTTATATTCCAGTGCATTCCAGTTACAGAATGCAGCCATTCTTGCAATAAAACTTGTTCTTTGTAGGTAAAAGAGCAGAGAGCCAATTGCCCCCTGGCTTCTACATAAGGGTATAGCCTGAGTCTGCCGTTTTTTGTGGTGTACTTGTTGAATCTATCTAAAGATGTGACACACCCATCGTCACACCACACGACTGCAAGCTCTTTTAATCCCAAACCAGAAAGAAAATCAGGCGTCACATGCTTAATTACATCACCTTCCTCAGGTACTTCGTACCAACGGTCAAACCAAGGTTTGAACAAGTGATGATCATCAACGCAAAACAAATAAGAAGCGTGCTTCTTTTCTTTTGTTTTACCGTCGCTTTGAAAGTATGGCCCCAAAATCCTGCGATTTTTTCTTAAGATTGTATTTATGCGTTCGGCTTTATATTTCAACCAATCTAGTTGCTTGGCTGAGTGTCCGATTCGCAAATGGGTATAGGTTCCGCGTTGGAGCCCTAACCACCCATCTCCAAGAATACAGGCTTTAAGAAAAGCCTTATCTTCTGGCGGCAAAGAATCAAGTTCAAGGTCTGCCCTAGTCGTTGAACCTTCAAGATGATTACTCATCAAGCTTGGCTGCTGATTCCCCGGCATCCTAGCAGATGGTAGAGGGGTCCCAGCAATTCACGGAGTTTGCACCAAACGATTACTCGTACGGGCGCCTAGGGTTAAGCGATTTTAAAGGTGCTCGGAAGATTCGCATTGTTAGGATCAGCAGGACCGGTGTATTCGCGGAGCGATACTAACACTTTGTCCTTAACAATCGACCGGCTGTTAGCAGTACCGATTGTCTGATCTTGGGTCCGTTCACGTTGAGTTTTCGTACCAGGATTCAATTTGTTATCCCAAAGGCTTTTTATCCTCTGGCTCTCACGGTTTTCCATCCCGTGAGTTCAGACTATATCATCAGCTTTATTAGCTGCCACGCGCTCGTGGGTATTTTATCCGGTCTGGATTACTTTACCTAGTCGTTGAACCTTCTATTTATTCCTAAATAGCTTGGCTGCTGATTCCCCATTAAATAGCGGCGGGGTTCCAGCAATTCACGCGGTTTTCCTTGATTAAATAAATCAAGGGGGCAATCAATTTACCCCAGAAACGATAACGATCTAACTGAACAGTCTGACCCGGTTGCTTAGTAAAATCGTGGACGACTACAGGCTCTGCAGCCATCTCGACGATGTAAGCTGGGTGCAATACTACTACAGCTTTCGCTGCCGCTAAACAATGTTAACGCCTCTAGAGCGCTTAACGAACTTAGCGTTTGTAGTCTGGCTGATAAGTGGATGGAATTTCTTGTTCGCAAAAGGGATATCAGGAACCGTGGGTTTAATTAATACCCACAAATCCTGAGTAGCTTTTGTACCAAAATACAAATCCGGGTAACCGGTAACTTTATTTTTGATTTGTATCGATGTACGCAAATCGAAATTCTGCTTAAGCGCGTCTTGAAACAAGACAAGCTCATCAAGTGAGTGCTTGTTCAGATGTATACGCACTGTAGGTTTTCTATAATAGAAGTTTCCCGTTTTATGATTTTTGTCTAACCCACCTCGGCATGAGCCTTGATCTAAAATCAATGCAGTTAACCCCAGAGGATGGTCAAGGTGTTGTATTTTTTTTGTGATCCGTTTTACATTGGTTTTGTCATAAAACCAATTTCGGTAAACACGTAGACGACCCTTATTAGACGCAGCGGTAAACCCGTACATATACCCGGACTTACATGAATTATCTTCTGTCCGGTGTACGTTACATGAAAACCCCATTCTCTTGCGGATGTAAGCGGCTTTCCATTCAACCCAATCCAGAGAAGTATTTGACCACTGCCACTGATAAACAGATGAAGCGTGGCAATCCCCTAGAAGAGTCCCAATAAGAAAAGAACGCAGTGCGTCGCGAGAGCGTTGATGATCCACTTAATCCCTGTCCCTTCTCCGGCATTATACAATGCTACGGAGCCCGCCGTCCAGGCTCTACACCTTCCTTTAAAAGGCTTGGCTCGGTATTCCCCACCTCAAGGGGTTCACCGAATTTGACGGGTATTGCCCCATGGCTTTCACCATGGGCGCCCCACACGTGAGTCACCTGTTAGAGGGATAAAGTAACTCAATTAAGGCCGATACAGCTCTGCACCTAGCAACTTGGGAAAGTCGTTATCAATAAACATGTTGGTATTACAGCATAAGGTTTAGCTGATACCAGGATCTAGAAGATCCATGGTAGTAATGGACCAAGAACTGGAAAA